ACAATTAAGAAATTCGCTGGTAAAGGTAATATGAATAAGTCTCAAGTGTTTGAGGCTTTCGTTGCTAATTCAATAGATGACAAGTCTCTGCTTAAGAGTCCTTTCTACGCTCGGATTAAAGAGCTAGACTGTGGGAAAAAGGTGCCTAAACCTGTTGATGACCTCGTCGACGCTTTCTTTCTTGCAGCCATGATCTCTGCTCCAGCTCTAACCTAACCTTATCTCTCCCCGAAAAGACATTTATTATATGCAAGCCCTGGGGCTTTGTTCCAAAAAGGTTCAAAAAAACTTCAACTTTTTTCAGTTGAAACAATTTGTTAGCCTAGATATATAATACATGCAAGCAGATTATACTATGACGAGTAGATGTTTATGCACGGCAGAATATTTCCAGCTTAATAGCATTCTAACAAATATGGTGTTACACGGTTCGATCTCAAACGATGATCGCGAAGAACTACTACACAAAGCGAAGTTGCTAAAGACTGAGGATGGTAAGTGGAAAGATTCAAACGGAGACATATTAAATCTCAACTCGACTGAAACAATAGTCTAATTGCAACTATAAGGTTTGAAAGTAATTTCAAGGAATTAAACATTTAAAAAGTAAATTAAAGTAAAATGAGCGACAATTTTGACATTTTCAATTTGGGCGTAGAAGACGTAGAAACGCATCAGCCCGCAGCAAACACTTCAGCAAATGAAGTCTACAAACCATCAGCCGACGATGGCAAAGATGGAACTTACAAAGCACTAATCCGCTTTGTTCCTAACCCAGAGAATCCACGCAACTCTCTTATTCAAAAGTACGTACACTGGTTGACTAATTCATCTGGTGAAGGTAAACTGGTAGACTCTCCAAGTTCAATTGGTGAGAAATGCCCGATTGCAGACGTATTCTGGAAATTGCGTAAAAGTGATTCTGCAGTTGATCGTAAAGCTTCAGAAAAATTGAAGCGTCGTCAACAGTACTACGCGTTGATTAAGATCATTAAAGATCCACAAAACCCAGACTTAGACGGTACTTACAAAGTCTTTAAGTTCGGTTACAAAATCAAAGAGAAGATCGACGCTGAGTTGAAGCCAGACTTCGGTGAGCCAACACAAGTATTTGACCTATTTGAAGGTAAGAACTTTGAGTTGATTATCACTCGTCAAGGTGAATACAACAACTACGACAAATCTAAATTCTCTTCAAGTCAGTCAGCTATTATCTTAGGCGATGCTCCGGCAGAACGTAACAAAGAGAACATGGCTACTATTAAAGAAGAGCTAGAAGGCGCACCTTCACTTGCTACGTATGATTACCAAGCTTGGGATGAAACAACTCGTGCTTTCGTAAACGACGTCCTTAGAATGTATCTAAATCCAGGTGATTCTATCTCTGAAATCTCTAGCCCAGCACCAAAGAAAAGTGCAGCTAAGGCAGAGCCTAAGAAAGAAGAACCAGTAGCAGTTGGAGCAGAAGCAGCTAGCGCAAGCAGCTCTTCTAGCGTGAACGCAGATGATGATTTAGATTCTTTCTTGAATGACCTCGACATCTAAACTTACTGATGACTTAAAGGACAGAATAAAAAGTACTCTTAAAGAAATAGCAGTACAAGAACATTCTGCACCTAATAAGCAAATGCTAAAAGACATGCCAGGACGAATAGTCTTGGCATGTCCTTATTGTGGTGACTCGCATACTGATGACACAAAGAAACGTGGCAACTTGTATTGGGGCACTTTACAGTATCACTGCTATAACTGTGGACATCATACTAATATCCACACAATGGCCAAGGACTTTCAGGTTCGGATGGGCCAAAGCCAAGACACATTTAACGTTATTGACTATATTCAGAGCAATAAGATGAAGGTGAAGCAGTCAGATGCTTTACAACACAACATCTTAAAGAAGCTAAACGATATTGCAATTACAGTTGATGAGTTTAAGAAATTTGCACATGCGGAAGAGATTCAACCTGGCGACTGGATCTGGTTTAAACTAAAAGAAAGACTCTTACATAATAGAGCCGAAGAGTTTCTCTACTCACCTAAGACCTATAAGCTCTGGATCCTAAACTTTGGCGCTAACGGTAATATCATTGGTGTACAGAGTAGAAGAATGAAAGGCTACGGTCAACGTTATTTGACCTATGATATTGGTAAGCTCTATGAAGAGATGAAGAAAGAGCATGGTCTGACTGAAGAAGAACTGGCCCGAGTTAACAAGGCATCTACACTTTTCGGTATCATGCAACTCAACTTCCAGAGAGACGTTACAATATTTGAAGGTCCTCTTGACGCCAAGTTCATGAGCAACTCACTTGCACTTGCAACTGCTGGTAGATCGACAGAAGAGTTTGATGAAATGGCAACTGTCAGATATATGTTTGACAACGATAAAACAGGTAAGAAGAAGATGATTGAGAAGCTTAAGAAGGGCAGATCAGTCTTTATGTGGCAGAAATTCCTACAAGATTTTAAGCTAGATAAATATGATATAAAGGATCTAAATGATCTGATGTTGAAATGTTACGAGCTTAAAAACGACGCACATAAGAAGATTAACGATTATTTCACATCAAGTCAATTAGACCTATGGTACATATAGATGAATTAATGATTGACAACGAATTAGACGATTTTTATAGAGACCGTGACCGATTCAAAGGCCACAAGCTCTTAATTGACTTTGAGCAAATTGAGCTTAAGTTTACACCAAAGGATTTTAGTGCCAGCAAGCCAAAGATGAAGAAGAAACAGACGGCTGCAAAGTACATAAAACCTAGTAGAGACAAAGGTTCTCTATTTTAAAGATATATTGAATGAGCAAAGAAAAGATACTAGAGCTTGACAAAAAATTAAGCACTCAACGCACCAACTGGTCTAATAAGATTAAAGAACTTGCCAAAGGCCTAAAGAACATTAATCAACTAGAAGATGTAATATCGGACGTGTTATCTACAAGACAGATCTTGATAGACAACATGGCCTATATTAACATGAAGGTAAAAGAGCAGAAAGCAACAATAGGCTCTAGATACAGAGAGGCATATATAAGATACTACGAATACGACTATAAACTAGGCGAGAAGCAGAAAGAACGCTTTATTGAGACTGATCTCAGAGATGAGAACATGATTCTTTCACACCTAGAAAATCAACTTGAATTTTTGAAAGAGTCAGTTAAGACTCTAGACAATATGGGCTTTGCTATTAGAAATAGGCTGGCTCTAAAAGATTTATAATAAGAGTGGAACTTACACTAACGGAAAATAAACAGCTATTACGAATTGACTCTGCTACAGAAATGGAGCTCGAGCAGCTCAACATATCTTTAAATAAGAGGATTGAATCATGGCGTTTTAACCCGTTGGTAAAGAAAGGTCTTTGGGATGGCTACATCTCATATATTAAAGACGATACGTGGATTCCATCGGGTCTTTGGCGTGAAGTAATGTTAATTGCTAAAGACTATAATTATGATCTGAAACTAAACGGTATTACAAATCTATTTGATCGCAATATTCAACAAGAGGCTTTTGAAGAATGGGCATTAGACTTTTTTGATGGCCATCCAGATGGTATCTCACCCAGGGACTATCAGATGGACGCAGCATTCAATATCTTAAAGTTTAGACGCTGTTTAGCTGAGCTGGCAACATCAGCCGGTAAAACCTTAATTTCATTCTTGACCGTGGCTTATATGTTAGAGAAACAGAAGGCCGAGAAGATACTCTTTATTGTACCTAACGTTTCACTTGTAGTTCAAGCATCTGAGGACTTCTTAGACTACAACTGGCAAAACAGAGTTAGTATTAAAGTACAGCAGATCTACAGCGGCCAGAAGATTAGAACCGGACGTAATGTTGTGATCGGTACATACCAGTCGCTGGTTAAGAAGAAGGCTGAGTACTTCGATCAGTTTGATGCAGTTATCATTGACGAGACACACAAAGCTAAGTCACAGTCCATTAAAACCATTCTGTCTAAGTGTAAGAACGCAGACTATAGATTCGGACTATCAGGTACGATCCCTAAACCAGGTTCATTGGACCGATTAACCTTAATGTCACATACAGGCCCTGTAATTACAGAGGTCACTGCTAATTACCTACAGAATGAAGGTCATATTGCTAAGTGTAACGTAAAGGTAATTAAGATGGACTATGCCACACAAGCCACGAAAGAGGCTTTTAGAGAGATGGCATTTAATAAATATGAGAGTAAAGATGTTTTCAAATTTGAACAAAATTATATCATTAATTCGCCAGGCAGGCTCAACTTTATTTGTAACGTTATTTCCAGAATACCCCGCAATTCCCTTGTACTTTTCCACAGGATTGAACATGGTCAGCGTATTTATGAGAAGCTGCGTCAAGAGAGTGACAAGCGGGTCTACTATGTCGACGGTGGTACCGATAAAGATATTCGCGAAGAATACAAGAAGAAGATGGAGGCAGGTGAAGAAGTGGTGATTGTAGCTTCTTATGGTACATTTTCAACCGGTATTTCAATTAAGAAGATTCACAATATTTTCTTTACAGAGTCGTTTAAGTCTGAAGTTATCATTCGCCAGTCGATTGGTCGAGGACTTAGACAACACTCTTCAAAAGACTCAGTTAACATCATAGATTTTGTAGACGATATTAGTCTGCCGGACTGGGATAACTATCTAATTCGACATGCTAAGGCTAGACAGAAGATCTACAAGGAACAGAAGTTCAAGTACGATATTAAAAACGTTACTTTTGAAGGTGATATATAATACTGTAATAACAAATTCAAAACAAAGAAACATACAATGGAACGATTAGTAACATTTGAACAATTTGCTGAACAAAAGGCAAAAAAAGATCAGATCCGACTTGAGGAAGAACTGAATGCAAAAAGAGAAGCTTCGGCAAATAGCTTTAAGGACTTACTAGCTGAATTTGGCGTAACTTCAATGGGTGAATTATCTGAAGAAGATAAGCCTAAATTTAACGAGAGATTAGGTACTCTAACTGAATCTGCACTTCTACTAGAAAGCACAAGATCACAGGTTGGTAAAATTGATAAGAACGGTAAGATCACATCAGTCTATGTACACTATGATGGTTATCCAGACTACATGGTACCAATGATTAAGAACTACGACAAGAAAGGTGTTGACCAACTTCTAGATCTAGGTAAGGCAGGTATCTCTGTTCTTGACAAAGAGATTGGTAAAAAACAGGACTTTAATAATCCTAAGAGAGGTTGGACTCTTTTCTACGGTAGAGACCGTGGTGAGAATAGCAATATGATCTCTACTGGTAACGCTGGTAACATCAAAGCATATTTAAAGGATATGGCTAATGATTCTTCTGCAGAATATGTTTATCTTTATGATGAAAGAGATGGCAACTGGTATTATGCAGATGCTTACGGTGACACCACATTAACTTTAGTAGAGTCTCTATCTGAAGCAGTTGCAATTAGCGGTAAGAGAACAGCTAACAAAGTTGCATTAAGACTTAACAAACTTTTCACAGACAAATTGACAGCAATTGCAGCTGATAAAGTAACAATGCTGGGCTTCTTGAAAGAGTTATACTTCAGTGCAATGGAAGACGCTAACTTCTACCGTGAAGCTGGAATTTCAATGAATATGATTAAGGGTAAACTTGGTCCATTAGAAGTTAAAGTAGCAGGCCTAGACAACGAGGCTATTAAAATCTCAGCTAAGACTGTCAAGTTAATGGTAGACAAATACTACTCAGATCTTGCAAATGCAGGTGATTGGTCAGGTATTGGTATCACTGAAGGTTTTGCAATGTACTTAGATCAAATCGGAGAGTCTAACATGGCACAAGCACTTCTTGACTCTTTTAATGCACAGTTTGAAGGTGAAGAGAAAAGAGTTTCTAGAACTGAAAAACTGTATGAACTATCACAGAAGAATGTAGAAGAAGATAGAGCTGAAGAAATCGAAGACGATGGTATTGAAATGGCTAATGAGGCTAAAGAATCAGCATGGGACAAATTAAACAGAATTGCTGATGAGCAGTATGGTGAGTTTGGTTTTGCTACTTTAGGTGAAGATGAAATGGCAAACCATATTGACATGAAAAAAGCTGACAAACTAGCTGATAAAGAATACGGTGAGTTTGGTTTTGCTACTTTAGGTGAAGGCGAAATGGAAGAGCTTATTAATAACAATCCAAAGCTGGTTAAAGAATCAGCGGTTACTGAGGCTACAAAACCAACCGAGGTTAAAGATGCTGAAAAAGCACTTAAATTAAAGTCTGAAGAACACTATGACATAGATGGTGTTTGGGTAATCGGAGCACAAGATAAAGTTCAATTCCAATGGTCTTCTGAATATGGTGGTTACAGCGTTGGAGATGAAAACGGTACAGAACTTTACAATGGTACAGATTTAAAAGCTGCTGTTAAAGCATATAAAAAAGCAATCAACGAGTCTGTTAATGAAGCTGAAATCAAATCAGATGACGAGTTTAAAGAGTATGCATTCACAGTACTTCAAAAAGCATTCGGCGAAGACTTTGATGAAGCTAAAGCACAAGAAGTAGTTGATGGTATCTTAGGTAAAGTTGACGGTGACTACGGTAAAGCAGCAGGTATTCTACAGGCTTCTTTAGGATAAAAAATTAACCAAACAATGAAACAACTACTATCATATCAAGAGTTCATCTTAGAAAAGGCTAACCAAGACCTTAACGAATGGAGAGACTCTCAGTTAGTAATGGAAGGCGGGGCCGCTGGCCACATGTCACATCCATTCGACGAGAAAGACTTAACATTTGGTGATTTTAAGAAGATCATCGAGTTCGGCTTAAGAGGTGAACTTAACTTTGAAGAAGAGGTAACCGAAAAGACGGATGGCCAAAACGTATTTGCTACGGTTAAAGATGGTCAAGTCTACTTTGCAAGAAATAAAGGTGAATTAAAGTTCCCGATGGACCTAGATGCCTTTAAGCAAAAGTTTGCAGACCATGCTTCGGATCTTGTAAGAGATACGTTTCATATGACAGCCGAAGAGCTGGCTAAAGCACTACCAAAGTTAAGTGCTGAAGATCTTGCAGATTTTGGCAATGGTTTAAACTGGATGAACATGGAGCTAATTAACTCTGAGAATCCAAACGTTATCTATTATGATAGAGACCTTATTCAATTCCATGGTATTAAAGAGACTGATGGTGAAGGTAACATCATCGGTGAAAATCCAAGAGCAGCAACCAGTATTGCTAAGGCATTAGAAAAGATTGAGGCAAATATTGGTGACAAGTACACGATTATTCCACCTCAAGTTGTTGAAATAGGTAAGGACTTAGATTTTGAAGAAAACAAGAATAAATTCATTAAGAAGGTTGAAGATCTACGTAAGCAATATAAGTTAACTGACGCAGACGAAGTTAGTCGCTATCATGAAATGTGGTGGAGAGAGCAGATTGAAGATAACTTCGGTGATTTACCGCAAGATGTTAAAGAAGGTTTATTGTTAAGATGGGCTTATGAAGATAAGAAGACTCTTAACATGAGAGCACTTAATAAAACCTTGGATAAAAAGCAGATTGATGCGGTTAAAAAGTTTGACAAAGAGGATCTAAAGAAGAAGCAGAAAGAGAACATGAGACCTTTCGAGGACTTATTCTTAGAACTGGGTTCTGTGATCTTAAAGAATGCAAGTAACTTTGTGGCAGCTAACCCAGACAAAGAAATGCAAAGATTGCATAAACAGCTCAAAGATGAGTCTGAAAAGATCATGAAGAGCGGTGATGAAAAGGCAATCGAAAAAGTTGGAGCAGAGCTAGAAAGACTAGAGCGCATCGGCGGTATTGAATCAATCATACCAACAGAAGGCGTTGTATTTAGATACAAGGGTAAGACAATGAAGCTAACAGGTACTTTTGCAGCTATTAACCAGCTGATGGGTATTATTAAGTACGGCAGATAAAACACGACAGATGGCATTACAGAATCTTAAAACATATTTCGAGTCGACAAATAGAAACGACTTTTTAGAACTTCTAGAAAACACATGTGTTGTTTCTGAGAAGATCCAAGCATCCTCATTCCACGTTAGAAAAACAAACGACGGTTTTGAGTATTATAAGAGCGGTTCTAAGGACGCGATGAATAAAGTTGATAGAACTATTGTCAAGTACTATGAAAATGCGATCAAGTACTTTAAATCGGTTTCTGGAGATGTTGCTGAACAAATGCCTACAGATTGGAAGTTTGGCTTTGATTATATGGTCGATACAAAGACTGTAGACATTGAATATGACAAGCTACCAAAGAACCACTTGATCTTAACGCATATTCAGGTGATGAGTCCTACCAATCCTACTGAAATCAAGAAGGTGATTAGAGACCCAAACATTCTTTACAAGTGGGCAGATATTCTAAGCGTACAGAGACCTCAAGTTATTTTTCAAGGTAAATTATCAGACTATCAAAAAGAAGAGCTAGTTAAACTGCTAGAAATGAGTGAAACTCAGTTCAAGAAGGAGTTTACAGATGCTTCTTTTACTAGAAAGGTCTACAATATTTTTAATAAAGGCTTAAACTCTACTGGTCTTAATCTAGATCTAGAAAAAGACATTGACTCTTTAATCTTAAACTTCTTTGACGGTAAGTCAGTTAAGAACTTTAAGCTTGAGAGATTTGACAAGGCTGAAAGAGAAAGCCGCAATCCATCTGACATGTATCAGATCTCAATATTAGATCTAGTAGAATACATCTCACAATACGATATTCCTAGCATTGAACTTAAAGAAGATGATACCGACATAAGGTACATCGAACTTATTTCAATCCTATTTAACTCATACGTAGAAAAGCACGCAACAAAATACATTGGTGCTAGCTTTGACTCAGCAGATTTTGCACAAGGCGAAGAGTTTGCACTCAATACTACATTTATTAAAAACGAAAAGACACTATCACTGGTTCAGAAAGATGTTCTAGCAGAGCTTTACAAGATTGCGCTGGGTTCATTTAGAAAGAAGAGAACTAAAGAGACTGAGATTATCAACGCTGCTTTAATGGAGCAGATCAACGAGATCGTTGCTAAGATTGAAGCTCTAGTGATGGGCGAAACAAACGAAGGCGACGTTATGAACTTCAATACCTATCTAAAGACACAGAATCTACAAACACAAGTAAGTCCAATTACAGAAGCATTAACTGTTAAATATGCTGAACAAGGCAAAAAGCCAGTTAATATGTTCGTTGGACGTTTCCAACCGTTTACATTAGGTCATGCTAAAGTAATTGAGACAATCAGCAAGCAGAACGGCTATCCAGTTGTAATCTTCTTAATTAAGTCTAAGACCAAGAAGAAAGAGGATGCATTTAAGAGACCTTACGATGAAGAGACTCAGTTAGAAATGCTGAACAATTTAAAGTCTAAATACCCAATTGAAAAGGTTTACATTCTAGATAGAGCTGCAATTGACTACATGTTTAATGCAATGCGAGCTGACGGATATGAGCCAGTACTTTGGGGAACTGGAACTGACAGGCTTAAGACCTATTCTTATCAAGTTGATAAGCCAGAGTACAGAGAAGATCTTGGTGTAAGAGATGATTTTGGTCTATTTGAAATTCCAAGAACTGGTAAGAATATTTCAGCAACGCAGGTTAGAAACGCAATGCTAGATGGTGACGAGAAGCTCTTTAAGAAGCTAACTCCGAAAGAGATACATTCTATGTATGGTGATTTAAAAGACAAACTAGAGGCCTCAATGGCAACTAACGAGTCAACCATTATGACGTTCGATCAATTTACAAAGAATATATAAAAAAACAAAAGATAAAGAAATGGCAACAGTAACAATGGACGCAATGGACCCTAAATCAAAAGGTCTAGCCAAACTACTTAAGAAGAATAATGTTAAGATGGAGATCTTAACGATGAGAGGCCCTTCAGGCTGGCCTGAGGTTGAACTAACTGGTAAGAGAGAAGATCTTGAAACAGTTTTGGCCGACGGTGAGTATGGTTGGGATGACCCAGAATTAGCTGAGTACATTGAAGAAGGTGCTAATGTTAATGAGGCAAAGATCACTCTAAAGAGACGTTACACTGAGAATCATCCAGCAGTTACCATTGGTAAAGCAGCTCGTATCAGAAATAAAATGCTTGAAGCAATTGCTGACAGAGCCCTTACTGAAGAAGAGTTTAACAACATCTTGAGTGAATATTCTTCAAATGCAAAACAGTGGATGAAGAGAAACGCTAGATTCTTTAACGTATCTGAAGAAGGTATTGCACTTTCTAAGTTTGGTAAGAAAGCGCTTTCTGCAGTTGTAGTTAACGAAGAAGAATCAGTTACTGAAAAGTTCGTTAAAGAATTTGATAAAGCAGTCTTAGACGCTGAGACAGAGGAGGACATTTTAAAGGTATATCCTGATGCTGAATTCTATGTAGGTAAAATGTCACACTTCTTCGGTGAGCTAGAAAAGAATCTTTTCTTTAAAGCTTATTATGCAGATTGGTATAAGAAAGATACTGGTAAATCAATTAAAGGTGACTTTAAAATTACTACAATCTACTCAGAAAAAGGTAGCAGATATGTAAACCTATATGTAGAAGAATCTGCAGTTACTGAAAACTATGAAGTTATTTATAGTGACGGTGTAAGTGCTATGAAAAAGTTTAGAAACGAGAAACAAGCTCTTGACTTCATGAAGCAAACCATTGCTTCTAACAAGAAATTAAGAGATATTGCAGTTTACAAACCAGGCATGTATTCAACTACCGAAACGGATAAAGTTGTTATGTTTTGGGGAAATGGTTCATACTTAGATAACGTTTCTAAAAGGGATCCTAAACTAGCTGCTAAGAAGCTAGAAGAATCAGTAGTTACTGAGGCTAGTGTTTTACTAGATACTACAGATCCAGAAGATAAGTCTCTTTTAAATTTTATTAAAAAGCATAAAATTACAATGAAAGATACTGGCGTTAGAGCTGGTGGTGATTTTGCTGAATATGAATATACTGGAAAAAGAAAAGATCTTGAAGCTATGATCTCAAATTTTTGGGGTGATGACGAATTAGCTGAATATATCGAAGAAGGCCGTAAGTTTGTAGCTGCTGCCAAGAAAGCTAAAGATGCTGGCGACGAAGAGTTTGAATTTAATGGCAAGAAGTTCCCGGTAACTATTAAAGAAGGAAATGCATTTGGTGCAGCAAGAGCTAAAGCAATTGCTGATGGTAAAGATGAGTTTACAGTTGACGGAGAAACTTACAAGGTAAAATCAGTTGACAAAGAAGACAAAGAGAACTCTGAAGAATTTGCAGCAGAATCATTTGTTTACGAGAGCTTTTCATCTTTTGTTGAGAGTCTAAATGAAGCTGAGTCTTTAAACGAGGCTTTCAAGTCAATGAAGTTAGCACAGTTATTAACACCTAAGAGTCCTTCAAAATGGAATAAAGGTATTGCACAAGAATTCTATAACTACACTCAAGTTAAATTAGATAAGGTTGAAGACCACGATCTATTAGAAGTAGATCCACAGACTGCTTACAAGCAAAAAGGTGGTACTAAAGTAAAGTTCTTCTTAATCGACAACGAAAAGCAGAGCCCTTATACTGAAGATAGTTATGACGGTAGAATCCAACCAGGACTAATTGCAGTCTTAAACGGTAACAACGATTTTATGGGAGCTGTTTACAGAAGATTTAGCAGTGAAAAAGGTAGAGTCTTAACTAAAACTGATAAATCGGATTCACTTGGTGTTAACAAGAAAAGAAAGGGCTACGGCGCTACTGGACTTTCAAGTGCTAAGAGAATTGCTGACTTTGCAGATAGAGCAATCGTAATTGACATTGACATCTTAAGACAGAGATATTCAGCTCAACAACAAAAAGATTCAAGAACTGCTGCTAAGAAAGGAGCTATTGCATTCAAGACAGATAAAGAGTTTAAAGCTGAGAACATTGCTCGATACAACGAGATCTTAGCAAATAAGGCAGCTGCACTACCACTTGATAAAATGGTTAAAGACGCGATTGACAAACTTGCCGATCAGATCAAAGAAGGTGTAGCTAAAGGCGAAAAAGGACGTTACGGTGATATTATCATCGGTAAAAACTCAAAGGGCAATGAAGCTAAAATGAGAGATGCTTCTAACCACATGAGCAATATCCTAGATGACTATGGCAGATATGTACAATATATTGCTGATGGTGAAAAGGAGAAAGCAGAATGGGGTAAAGAAAACTCATACTATGCTAGAGAGGCAAAAACATACGCTAAGAACATTAAAGACAAGATCAACAAGATTGATACCTTTGATTATGCTTGGTAAAATTAAAAAAACATTCTTTGAGTATTGGGTAAAACCATGGCACTCATTGTAAAAAACAAACTATGCCAGCAACTAGTAAAGCACAACAGAGATTAATGGGAATGGCTTACGCTTATAAAAAAGGTGAGCTTGATCCTAAAGAGGCCAGCCAGGAGGTAAAAGACTTAGCAGATTCTATGACGCTTAAACAGCTAAAGGATTATGCAGAGACAAAGCACGAAGGCTTGCCAGACAAAGTGGACGACAATCTTCAACCAGGAGATGTTGGTGGAATGGGACCAATCAAATTCCCAACAGCAACTGAATACGGCTCTGGTGATGTTCCTGCAGGCCAAGGCGATGCAGAAGAGGAATATGAAAAAAAGAGAAGAAAAATGAAACACTTAAAGAACTTTGAATCTTTCGTGAATGAAGCATATGACGGTAACATGTCAGACTTCAAGTACGAGTTTCCAATGAAGTTTGAAGAAGTAACAGGTAATCCAGAAAAAGCTATCAAGAGAATAACTAAGAGTGGTAAAGGTTACGAAGTTAGAACCTCAACTTACATGAGTGAAGATGAAATGAAAGCTGTTGGTACTGTAATGAACTTGGATCTAATCAGTTATAATAAAGGCAGCAACGTTGCAATTACAGTTTACGAGTCTAAAGTCGACGAAGAATACGTTGAACTACCAAGCATTGATGTACCTTCAACTGATCTAATTGAAGCATTTAAACAATGGTATAAAGATACTGCTGACAACTGGGAAGACTTTAAAAATGATATGGCTGAAGATTCAGTTGATGAAGCAGCTAAAAATGCTCAGATGGAAATCTTAGCTAACCTATCAAATGAGATGAACCTTGTAATTAAGGATAGAAAGTTCAAGGTTAGAATGGACCTTAAGTAATTGTTAATAACTTTTTGCAAAATAATTGGCCTGACATTTTTTTATGTCAGGCTTTTTTATTATATTTACACTGTAATCAAACTTAAAGTAAATGAGCAACTACAAGAATTTTAATCGACACGAAGTTTACACTTCAGAAATGATGGGCCTACAAAGTAAGATCATGCGAAAGATTGACGAAGCTGCATTCGAACAAAAAAAGAGCATGTCAAATTCACTAAGCAATATGATGTACGGCCTCTACGATGGTTATCTTTACAGTGACCTTCTACCAGAAGCAGAATCTTTCGGCCTAGACCAGGAGTCTATCAACGGTATCAAAGGTTTAATCAAGGCAATCGAAATGCACATTGCCCTTTACGTAGAAACTCAAACACAACACTAAAAATAGAGAACATGCAAGTAGCAGATCAAATTCAAAAAGTAAGAAGCTTAGTCGAAGATTATTACAACAAGAGCCTACAGTGGGATGAAAATATTACTTTTCTTTCAGATCAACAGAAAGAACATATAATCCAGATCGGTACATCAATACTCTGTACAAAATGGGGAGTTGGTTATCCAGGTGGAAGCTTTGTCCAAGCAGTCGTTGACAATGACTTAATGGCAGCTGTTGGTAGAGCAGATGCAACAAACGTTAAAATGTTACCATTCTACTGTAAGTTAATCTACAACATCGGCATGCCAATGGAGCTTGCTGAAGTGGTTAAATAAGAAACACGCCCCCAGACCCAAGCGGGACAACGTCATTCGCGCGTTGCCCCGCTTTTTAGTATACATATCTAAACAAAGTTAAAACTCACCATATAACATCTAAACAAGAATATGAGCGATCTTATAGACAACATCTTAGAACAAGCAGACCAAATCATTAACCACAGATCAGAAGAAAAGAACCGCCAATATGGTCCTTTCGAAGAAGGCATGCGCAGAGCTGCGATGGTCTGTTCCGGTATGACTGGTAAGCAATTCACAGGAGCTGACATGTACGCTGCACTTGTTGCTCTTAAACTGAGCAGACACTCTTATAACTACAAGCAAGATAATTTGCTTGATGCTGCAGCTTATATCGGTGGCCTGGATAACTACATCCAAAAATACGGCTACAAAGAGACTGAAAAACCACTAGAAACTGGCGACGCAGATGCAGGAATTTAAGTACTTTACAGATTATGAGCAAGACCACTCAATTAAGATTGGTATTGCAGCACTAGTTGGCAAATTAAGCCCAAAGGATAGTTCACATAAGTCCGGCTGGGCTTTCATGCTTTGTAATCAACTCTGGCATGCTGGTTTTAAGAATGCTGAAGTTATTACAGAAGTCAATGTAGACTGGGCGGACTATGACGTTATTCTACTAGAACATGGTATGGAGTTTAAAGGTGCTTTCAATATCTTTGGTGGAGCCAACGACGACCTTTACCATCAGCTTAACAGACTCTTTGTTAAAGGTGTAAGATTCTACAGTCTACACCATGATATGCCAGCCGTTAATGAACTAATTGAGAAACGATTAAAGACTGGTACAGATCTATTTAAGACTCTGGAGACCAGAATTGACGAGGCTAAAGAGATCTGTAGTCAAATCCCAAGAGTAGACCACATCGAGAAGACTGATAAACTCTGCTTTGGTGACAGCCACTCTTTCAGTCAGTATTCACCAGGCTACATGTGCAATCGCAACGACGGCCTAACACTCTTCGGCACTCTAAAGCGTGGAATGGAAGAATACGTTTATCCTTGGACTAAAGAACTTAGAGTCTATCTAGGCAACATCGATATTCGCCACCATCTAATGCGCCAAAAAGATCCAGAAAGTGCACTCGAAGGTCTAATGCAGAACTACGAGGCTGAACTTCTAAGAATGCAAGAACGTGGCGTTGAGAAGATTGAGATTGTACAAGCACTTCCAATTGAGAATGAGAGCAGACCTTTACCGAAGACCGGTTATTATAAAGGCACTCCTTTCGCTGGCGCTTGGCAAGAACGTACCGATCTAGTTAAGACCTTTAACTGGTACGTAAATGAAATGGGAGAACGCAATGGCTGGCAAGTCTGGAAGCATCCAGAAGTTTATCTAAACAATTTAGATGAGTTAGACTTTGAAGTTATGGAGAAGCCTAAGTCAGTCCACATTGCTAGAAAATATTATAGATGGGATCTTGTTGAGGATATGCCTAACAAGAACCTAGAAGGTAAAATACACTCAAACGCTTTATTTTAATGGAAAGTAGAATGATTAACAAAAGAGTCCTGATCACAATTACAGGAACTTGGTCTCCATCGCATGCTAAAAACTGGATGGAATGTGAAGCAACGTGGGTTCCACGTTTAAGAAAGATGGGCTTTGACGTCGTCTATCTGATGTCAAATCCACACTTAGATAAACCTTACGAAAGAGTTGGTAATTTCTTCTTTGCAAACTGTAAAGATGATCTAGATTCAATCTATCTTAAGAATCATTACTACATTTCACAGTATGTAAACAAAGATACCGATTATGAATATAGGTTCCACACAGATAGCGATACCTTTATCCACCCAGAAAGATTTGTTAGACTGTTAGAAGAATATGTGAATGAAACACCTAAAGATTGGGTAGGTTGTGTAATACCTTATCCCGGTTTAAACTCATGGCATCACGTTAAACGTGAGATACGACCAGATAGCTGGGATGGAATTCCTCATTATGCTAGCGGTGGTTCTGGATTTTTGCTTTCAAATAAGGCCATGCAAGTTCTGATTGACGAGCTTGATTATGATAACTACATTAATAAAACTAATCAAGAGCCTTGGTTTGATAAAACGTGGGCTTGTGATCTAATAGCCGGTCACTTTCTTTACAAGAATGACATTAATCTATGGCACGATAGTAGAATACTTTTTGAGTCTAAATACCACCATATTATGGCACATCCCAATAATACGGGAGTGCCTTTCGTTGGTGACCAAGATTCATTTATGACCGTACAACACTACTGTAACGGACATATGCGTGAAATCATGGAAATGCTTTATGGTAAAGATTGGGATAAATCTGAAATAAAACATAGCCGTTAAGATAAACAAGAATTATGGCTAAAATTAAAACTAACAGATATTACGAAGACTTTCTCTATTATTACCAGAAAGCTAAAGATCAACAAGCTAAATGTAACCTAGGCTCTATTCCACACCCAGAAAGCGGGATGGCCGATACTCTAATGGAGTACGTTGAACTCTACGACGTAGTTGAGCGCAAGTTGGCAGGTTTTAGTCAGATCAAGAACGATGTATTCTATGGTTGGAGCAAAGAGCACCCATACTATGAAAAGATGCAGGCTGGTAATATTTCAGCTGAGCGTAAAGAAGTAGCTACGAAATGGGACGGCAAGCAGAAAACATTCGGCATGGCTGAATGGTTCTATG